ATTGACATACCAGTCCCTCAATATAGCTTTATGAAGTCCGAGGGTTCATCAAAGGGAAACGACTATGGCCGCAAACGAAGATAGTAAACAGACACTAATCAAGTATATTCTCTCCTGCCGGGATGCGGCGCTAGATGCTAAACATGACCGGATGCTCCTCAATAGCGACAACTATGCAATGTACCAACTCAAACATGACTTCAGTCATAAGAGTGAGGGGCAGACTACTGAGGTGCTTCCCAAGGTGCGAATGGCAGTGGAGCAAGCGAAGAGTTTCTTCCAACAAGCTATCGCCGACATCGGTGAGTGGTTTGCCATTGAGATGAAGGACACCTCCATTCCAGATGAAGCTCTCCCACTCAAACCCCATGAAGCTAAGGCCATGTTAGCCTACCAGCACAAGCGGTCGAACTACTTCTCCCACGTCGGGAACAGTATCCAGTCCGGACTACTCGGAGCACTCATCATCACTAAGACTGATGGGAAGATGGTAGCGAAACACAAATTTGAAGTTAAGAAATCCGGTAAGGGTAAGTCATTCAAGAAGAACGTGGTTGCTGTCGAGGATAAAACTTGGAGACTATGTCCCCGAGTGATTCGGCAAGAGGACTACTACCCAGACCCGACCGGGAATGACCTGTATGAAATAGAGTACCTAGAAATGGACCTCCATGAGGTGATTGCCCGCACTAAAGGTGATGATGCAATCTATAGTGCTGAGGATGTCGAACAATTAAAGCGTGGAATGAAGGATCTCCTCCGGGAAGAGGATAAGTCTCGGGAGACTGGACAAAACACTACTACCACTATGCACCGCCCAGTGGTGAGACTCTATGAATTCTGGGGTAATGTGATTAACTCCGAGGGTGAACTCACGCATGAGAATGTAGTGATGACTCTCGCTAATGACAAGTGGTTGATTCGCGGACCAGAGTCCAACTCATTCTGGCACCAAGAGTCCCCTATCAATCGGGCTCCTATCCTAGAGGTAGCTAACTCCGTTTGGCCAATAGCCCTAATGGATGCACCAACTAAGATTGCTAGAACTATCATTGAACTACACAACCTAATCATCGATGCCGCTTTCAAGCGGGTGCATGCTATCTCCCAGATTCGTGTCGGGGACCTAGTGGATATCACTCAAGTCAGTGAGGGTATTGCACCGGGAACTAAACTCCTAGTGAAGCCAAGTCTTGCTCCTGGCGTAAAGGTGATGGAGCGACTGGAAGAGTCGGACATTCCCGGGGATGCACTGAACATCCTCAACATTGAGCAGCAGGAATTCAACGCAGCAGCTCTAACTAATGACCTTCGGCAGGGAGTGCTATCCTTCCGCGCAGTCAAGGCGACTGAAGTGGTCGAAGCTTCCCAAAACATCACTAGCATGTTCCAGGGAATGGCTAAGAACATCGAGAGCAAACACATCGAGCCAGAACTAGAACTCCAGTGGATGACTATTGCCCAGAATTGGGACAAGATCTCCAAGGATGAATTCATAGCCTTGTACGGTATTGAGCGTGGAACAGAGCTCAGCCAACTAGATCCCCAGGATGTATTCGTGAGCAGCGTCAATGGATTCAAATTCAACGTGTTCGGAATCTCACAGACCCTAGCTAAGGCGCAGGACTTCCGGAAACTCACCACTCTCCTCCAAACTATCGGAGCAAGTGATGTACTGATAGAAGAGTTCATCAAGAAGTTCGACTTCGGGAAACTTCTCGGGGAGATCATGGGATCCCTTGATATAGATAAGAATAAAATTGCAGCAGCTCCACAGCCAGAACCAGAAGCGGGACCCCCACCTCCGGGTGGACCCAATGGTGACCTCTCTGGAGTTGCGGCACCACAAGCACCAGGAATAGCAGATGCGTTCGGCGGATTGCCGACTGATGAGATTGCTCAAGCTCCGGGAGCCCAACAGTGAACGCAGATACACTAAACGAGTACCGAATATTCCATCTCAGTGCCCAGACATTCCTTCCACTAGTGGATGAGATGCATGAGGAGGCATATTCCTCTCTGATGATCGCCTTTCGAGCTGGGAAGACTGACTTGGTCTCCCTAGTAGCTAAAGTGGAATCCCTCTACTCACTGAAGGAGACTATCTCCACTAAGGCGCAACTCTATGAAGCGCATGCTAAGAAGGCCGCTCGTGACTGAGGATTTCAAAGACCTATCCGGCGACCCAGTCTACGACTACGTCAAGAGTGAGATGCTTGAGGGTGGGGAACTCCTAGGTGGGCGAATCGAGGAACCAACTATTCACCTGGCGGGCTCCCCCCGAAAGTTCCTCCACATAGCCATCCAAGATCACTTCGAAACTAAAATCATAAAGTATTCACTCAACTACAATAAACTTCTGAAGGAGCTCAGCAATGACACAGGATCCACAATCACCAGTTGAAGGTCAACCACAATCAGACCCCAACTCAGAGACACTAGCCCAATTAACACAGATGAATGCTGGAGGAACTCCCGAACTACCAGTTGGAGAGACTCAGCACTTAGATCCAGTTGCTCCTGTCGAAGGTGCTGAGGGAGCCCCCTCTTCTGGTATAGTCATAGATGGACAGGAATTCGAAAGCGAAAAGGCTGCCTATGAGTATGCACAGAAAAAACTCAGCGAAGTCGAGACCGAAAAGCTCATCATGCAAGCCCGGCAAGAAGGGATGGAATCAGCACTCCTCTCCGCGCAAACGCCACAACCCGCCGTTGCCGCAGAAGCCCTACCAGTCGAAGACGATACAGACGCCTTCTACGAAAACCCAACCGAGTACATGCGAAAGCGAGAAGCCGACATCACGGCTCGGGTTGAGGCTAAAATCCAGTCACAGATAAGTTCCCAGCAACAGGACAGGGAATTGTGGGGAGAATTCTTCGGAGCACATCCTGACTTGGATGGATTCAAAGAGGATTGCGAAGCAACTCTAAATAAGAACCTAGACACTATCAAGATACTAGCTCAGAAGGATAAGAAGAAAGCGATGGACTATCTCGCTACTAAGACTCGAGCTAAGTTCCAAGACTATATAGAGAGGTCGAAACCGCGTAAAGAACTAGCAAATACTAGTGGCGGGTCTAGTTTAGGATCTAATCCCGGTGTTACACAATCAAAAAATGTGCCAAATGAAGATGAGGGGCTTGATTTTGCCACTCAGCTGCGTAACATGAACAATAACTAACTAGAAGGGCCGCATCATATAGTTGAGGCCCGATGAAATAGCAACGGGAGAATCAACTATGTCACAACACGGATGGGCCGCAGATGCACCAAGTGGGGTGTATAAAAACCACAAACTAAGTTCTAAGATTAGAATGGCAGCTATTGCTGAAACTAAGTTCATGAGATTTTCATCTCCTGAGCCTGGTTATGGTAAAGGGATGGGCGAAAGCGTAACCATTACTAGAGTAGCAAATGTCGCTGTTCCAGCGGATGACTCACTAAATGAGAATGTTCGCATTCCAGAGGATACTTTCTCACTCAGTACGCAAGCAATTGCTGTTTCTGAGCGTGGAAGAGCTATCCCTTACTCTAGCTTATCGCTAGACCTAGCTAGCTTCGATTTGCAAAATGCAATTCAAGCAAAGCTTCGAGATCAATTATCCTTAAACTTAGATAACGCTGCTGCTGCCGCTTTCAAACTCGGCCAAGTAAAAGCTATCCCTTCTGCAGTGAGCACTACAGTGTTCGACACAGACGGTACAGCCTCTACTGCTGCAGCTTCCAACCTTAACATGTATCATGTTGAGCAAATCAGAGACTATATGTTCGGCACATTAAATATCCGACCATTCTCAGGTGACGATTATGTCTGCCTACTTAGTTACAAGGCGAAGCGTGGAATTTTCAATGATCCTAACTGGAGAGATTGGCAGAAATATACTGACCCATCGAAGAAATTCAATGGTGAAGTTGGCCGTATCGAGAATATCCGTTTCGTAGAAGTAAACAACACCTCCGCTCTTAGTGCCACTCAAGGTACTGGTAGTGTTCTAGGTGAGTCTGTTTTCTTCGGTGAAGATGCAGTTCGAATGGCTGTTGTTCAAGATCCTGAACTTCGTGCTAAAGAGTCTGAGGACTATGGTCGCTCTAAGGGTGTTGCATGGTACGGTGTTTATGGTTTTGGTCAAGTTTGGTCTGACAGTTCATCTGCTGGCGAAGCTAGAGTGGTACATTTAACTAGTTCTTGATAACTAGCTAATTTAACTTTTTGGAGGAATACATTATGGCATACCCACAATCAGGCAACGCACTAAACTACTTTGTGCCAAACATTCCCCTAGCAACTACAACTGCTGGGGTGATGAGAGAAATGGACATTGGAGCAGCTAGTGCTGATCACGGTGAGATGATTTGTGTTAAAGCTTGCACTTTGAGACTTGCGGGTTTCATCTTAGTAGGCGAACTTGCTGGAGGCTCATCTGCAGCTCCAACAGTGATTTTCACAAAACGTCCAACACCACTAAGTGCTACAGATGAGTCAGTCGCAGCTACTCTAACTATTCCGGATGCAACTGCAATCGGTAAAGCTATTGTAAAGAGTGACCTATCTGTAGAGTTCGCAGTTGGAGACTCCTTGGAGATCTCCCACACTATCGGTACTGGTACACCGACTGGAATTGGTTTCCATTTCGCAGAGTTTGAAGATAGCCCAGAAGTTATCGGCAACAACTCTGATGTAAGTGAAACCGCATAACTGGAGGTATTGAACGGCTGATTTAGTAGCAGCTGACTTGACCTATGCTGAGCAGGGTCGAGAAGGCGGAAGATTAGAAGAGGGCGGTAATAGTGTTCGAATATTCAAGATCACTACTGCGGCTGGAGAATACCCGACCGGCGGACTTCCACTCACAAATGGTAGCCTAGGTTGCCCTAATGAGTTAGTAGCTCTTCGTATCCTAGAACAAGATATTGCAGATCCTTTACTATCATACCAGCACGATGTAAGTGCTAACACGATTGTAGTAATGGAAGATGATGGAACTAGTGGTGTTCCAGCGCAGCATGCTAACGCGACGTTTACTAGTCCTGACGAACTTATTGTCGAGGCTGTAGGCTGGTAGTAGGCTTAAGCTGAAAACCAACTAAGGAGAATCATCGTGCAAGAATCTAATAGTGTCCCTGAGAAAACTCTCGGGGATTTCAATCCACTTAGGGTGCAGACTATTGACCCGAAGACTAAGCGAGTTACGGTTAAAAAGCCGTTCACCGTTTATTGTATCCAGGGCAAGCGTTACTATGAATATCCAGTAGCATCTAAGAATCTCTGGTATGAGAATAGAGAATTCTGCGGTCGTATGATTAAGAATGACAAGGGTGCATTCGAAGTTAAATTGGGCGAAGCCCATGTAGAGTGGATTGTACCTCTTACTGAAGACCAGAAGGTTGGTCATGAAGTTGCAGATCTCAAGGTTGAGAATGCTAAACTTCTCACAGAACTTGCTGCTATTAAGAAAGAACAATTGGCTAAAATGGCTAGTCCAGCTCCTAAGCCAGTAGTGAAGCCTGCACCAAGTGCCGCAGTTAGCGCACAACATGCAGTTTTCAGTGGGGAGAAGAAATGAGCCGACCAACACCAGGAGGATCTCTTCCCGTCATCCTCATCAGGGAGCCGACAGCAGCAAGTATCCTGTTTGCTTCTTATGTAGAACTCGACGCAGTACTTTCCCACGATGTAGCGGGCATTACAGTATTTAATAGTCTAGACCAGGATATCCGACTAGCAGTCGGTGCAGCTGGTGAAGAGGTTGATATACTTTATGTGCCACAGGGAGCGGTTACAACTCCGGCAGAACTTAGCCATGCACTCCAGTTACCACTGGGTTCACGACTGTCTGTTAGAGCACTAGCTGCCGATGCTACATCGGGCAGATTAAATATCATTCTATGGGGCTAATTACTCCATAGAACTTGGAGGTTGAATTGGCACAATTTAGAACTGTTGCAGACATTCAGGACTCAGTCCTACTTAGGGCTGGAGAAGTGACCAATGGCAACTCCGCATTCGAGACCCGATCACTAGAGATAATCAACCGGCTCCACCGAAACATCATAGTAGGTGGACATGAGTTGAAGAATGACATCGATGAGATCTGGGCATGGTCACATACCGACCCCCTGATCATCGAACTACAACCGAAATTCAACACCGGATCCGTCACCCTCACTAAGGGTAGTGAAGCCGGAACCTTCTCCAGTGCACCCACTGATTCTGTCCAGGGTTGGCACTTCCGAGTGGAGGGTCGAGCTGGTGTCTATAGAGTGGTAAATCACTCAGCCGGTGGAACAGCCTTCGAACTAGACGGAGCCTATGATGGGAATAGTGGAGCAGGACTCTCTTTCCGAGTCTTCAAACTCGACTACGAACTAGTCCCCAGCTACCTAGTGGTGAATTCTAAGAATAACAAACTCGACTTTGAGGAAACAGCCTCCACAGAACTCACCGCCACACTAACTAATGGTAGCTACACTCCAGCAGATCTCGCCATAGAGATAGACACACAACTCACTGCAGCTGGTGGAAGTGCCTACACAATCACATATGATCCTGACTCTAGAAAGTTCACCCTAGTTAGTGACCTAGCAGGTGGAGGTGGAACATTCACGCTCCTCTGCCAAAGCGGAACTAATCAGGAGAAGTCTGCCTGTGCACTAATCGGATTCGATGATGAAGATCAGGCTACAGCAGCTAGCCACGAAGCCCTCTACGAGCAGGGCAGCATAGCTAGACTCATGGAACCCATCATCCTCCACCGCAAGCACTTCGCTTTCAGTGATATCCAGGGACTAGATGCTAACCGTATGCAGCAGGAATACCCAGTGCAGGATGCTAGTGAAAACCTACCGACTAGGTTTGCAGTGATTCGGGAGGACAACTCCGGTCACATGATCATTCGCCTCAACAACTACCCAGATGAAGAGTCTCGAATAGAGGTCCCTTTCGTGCCGATGCCCCGAGATCTAAAGGACAATGCTGCCTCCATCCCCATCATCCCTCGCCGGGACATTGAAGTGCTGGAGTTCGGAGCAGCTGCAGAGATTCTAGAAGAGAAGAATGATAATAGATCCGACAGATACTTCACTAGAGCGGCTTCCAAGCTAGTAGCTATGGTGAACAGGAATAGAAACGACATGCAGAGGCGGGGTGCACACTTCGCCCAGGTCATAGCAAGGGAAGATAAGTTGATTCGGAGAAGGCGCAGACTGAACTTCGGTGTTCCGGAGGACAGCTGATGGGCTATACTGGTATCACAGCACCAATAGTTCTAGGTCAATTCGGTCTATACACAGATAACTCTCTGTCCGATCTCCCACCAGGTGCACTCATTGAAGCTAAGAACATCACCCTTGAGAGGGGATATGCGCAGAAGGCTCCAGGAACCCTGGTGTGGAATGCTAGCAACCAACTCGCTGGAAGTGTTCAAGCGGTTCATGATTGGTGGCCACAGACCCACCTGCAGCGTCTCATAGCCCTCACAGATGCGGGGAACATCTACAGGGATATCGGGGACAGGACATTCACTGGTGCAGTCGCTACAACTACCGGACTCGGTGCAGTCACTCCCAACTCTATGTTTGTAGCGGGTGGGCAAGAGTTAGCATCTAGAACAAAGAAACTATTCCTACTCACTGATGGATTGAACCAATTAAAGGTTCTAGATAATGATGCGACAACATTCGCAGATGTCTCCGCTCCAGCTGCTGACTGGGTGACCCCCAACTTTCCAAGAGTAGCTGTTCATCACAGAGCTAGGCTCTGGGCATTCATGAAACAGAGAGCCTATGCTAGTGATACGGGAAACCATGAGAATTTCACAAGTAACTTTCTGACGCAGTCCATCTTTCCGGGAGAAGGTGGAGATATCATTGGAGCTCATGTCCACAAGGGGAGAATGTTTGCTTTCAAAGAGGGTGGATTCGTCTACTATCTCGATGATAGTTCAGCCACTGACAGTGGATGGTTCTGGCGGAAACTGACTAATAACTTTGGACTGGCTGCCCCTAACGCAGTGTTCAGCGGACTAGATGATATGATTGCTGGGAACTCCTCCGGGACTGCCACCAGCTACACCGCTACCCAGAAGTTGGGTGATATAGAGAGTGCGGATCTCTTCCGGAATGCTAACATGGAGCAACATCTCCGAGCTCACCTATCCACATCCGGGCTCACTAAGATGCACGCTATTTACTATGAAGCAAAGAAACTAGCCTACTTCACCTATCGATCTACCTACAAGAATGTCAATGACATGCTAGTGGTGATGGATGTGAACAGGGACTTTCCCCGTGTAACATTCTGGGAGAAGGGTACTCCACAATGTCTAGCACTTCGCCGAGATATCGATGGAGTCAGTAAACCCATCTATGGGTCCAGTGATGGATTCATCCATTTCATGGATTATGAAGATAGACTAGAGGGTAGTGATGCCTACGAGGGTGCATTCCGCACTGCATATACCGACTTTCGTCATGTCGATCCCAAACTCATGGCTATGCAGAAGCACTTCGACTTCCTATGGCTCGAGTTCAAGGAGGAGGGTCCTCACAACGTATCTATTGATGTGTTCATCGATGGACGTTTCATGGAGACTGTCACTATCCCGCAAAACGTCGAGGGCACCTACTTGGATAGTTTTCAACTGGACACAGATCGACTTAGTGAATTCACTAACCAGAGTTTCGAATACCCTATTCATGGCTCTGGTAGACGAATCAGTTTTAGAGTGTATAATTCAGGCAGTAATGAGAGCTTTCAGATTGGCTCAATCAACGTCGGGTTTAGACCTGGCAGTGAAGATTCAGCGAAGTTTTAGGAGACAGCATGGGCGCAATATTTAGTCGAATTAAGAATTGGAATGCAGAGAATCTCACGAATGAAGATCTCAACGCAGAGATAGATAATATTCTCAATAACTTTGTCCCCCTGCAAATGGATGACTATAGTACTAATGTGGCGGAGATGCAGACTAAGGTTGATCCTGGCGAAGTGGGGAGTGAGAGTCTCGCTACTACACTTGGTGGGGAGATTGATCGACTGCGGTTTGCCATCAGCGAGATCAAGGGAAGCACTCAATGGTATGAATCTTCTAGCACTAATTTATCTGAGATATCCAGTGTGCTCGGTGGGGGTCTTGAATCAAATAGAATCTCCTCTGGACGATCAACTGCTAGCTCTTCTCAACCAATCTACTTAACTCCGGCGGGAACTGGAGGCGGTAGGATAGTTACTGTCAAGGGTGCTACAGCCAACTTAATATATTCTATTGAAGGTATCGCATACACCATCAGCACTGATGTAGATAGTGGAACTCTCCTTGCGCCACCAGCAACTAATAATACAGCTCTAGTGAATGATGCCATCCTCAACAATCAAGAGTATTCCCAGCACATCGGTGAGTATGGAACAGAGCTCACAGTGGATGCCATGGGAAGCAGTATCTCCAGTCTCATCGGAGAAATTGCCGCATTCAAAATCAATGACGGTTCTGCTGATGAATACTTCCTAGCCTATGTGAAGGATTCAACTACACTCAGTAAGATTCAGCGGGGTTATTACTTCGACTCAGCTGATAATGGAGTTCCAAGACTCCCTATAGCAAACAATGACACTATCACTTTAATGAAACTCACCTGGGTTTTCGCCAATACACTCGGAGCCCTGGTAGTTACTTATAACAATCCACGAATTAGTGCCGATGAACCCACTTCCCCAAGTACTGGGGACTACTGGTTTGATACGGTTAATGAGAAATGGAAGACTTTCAACTCCAGTATATTCGTAGATGCAGCGGCAACCTTCATCGGAACTTGTATTCAAGATGCTAGTGATGCAATGGGAGCTCGCAGCGTGGATTTTTTCAAGGACCACAGTGCACAAAGTACAGTGGAAGTAGTGGCTGAGGGTGTTGCGGAAGTTCGCAGTAAAGCTACAGGGGCCGAAATCAAAGTGTATGGGGCAACCCTGAAGTATAAGCAAGATCTCATCCGTTGGAATCTAGCCAGTGATATCATTCCCGGTGAAGCAGCTAACACTACCTATTACTTCTACATTAAAGAGAATGGGGATGTGGCTATTGATAGTAAGATGCCGATGGATCGGAGAGAAGATCTCAAGGGACTCTACCACCCTTTCGAAGCATGGCGCTGTGTGGGTCAAGCCTCCAATGATGCGAGTTCAGACCTAGAGGCTATCTTCAGCTACCATGATGAGAGTGCAGAACTCTATGCGGTGACTTCTAGTGTAGCGGCGAATGCCCTCACGCTGAAGGTTCATGCAACACCTATTCACAAATTCAAATATCGAAGTGCAGCAGCGGACCCTATCGGCGAGTATGGATCTATCTCTCTACTCAGTCCTCGAACCATAGTGAGCCCCGATACGGCTACACTTGGACAACGGGATGGAACGGCAGAATATCTATACCTCTACGCACTAGTGACGGGGAGTAATAGTGAGTTCGCACTCTCCACGGCACCAGTCGATCCCGGCGAGTTACAAACTACGACACTCCTCGATACGTCAGCTGATGATCAAGACATTTTCAGTCTCGTAGCTAGAACTGATGTGCCCGTCCTAGAGTTGGCCAGACTTAGTACTACACAGACTACAGGCGGAACATGGGCAGCTAACCTCTCCGAGATAGCCCTAGTGCCATTCAAGAAATTCGTTCAGGTCTTATCATCAACTTCGACAGGATCTTTCGCCCGAGTAGCGACAGGTTTTGCCGATGTCACCAACGCAACAGTCACCTTTCACTGCACTGGGAGACCTGTGCAAGTGGATTTCATAGGCGATACTAGTGGCGGATACTTTGGGGCTCAAGATTTAGCTGGTGCCGCAGATGGAACAGCTAGCTTCAGAGTTCTGCGGGATGCGGTGACATTAACACAAGCCACTATGGTGGTTGCACAAGTAACCTCAGTATCTATGCGAGTAACTGTCCCACCCAGTTGTATGAATGTTCTAGACCCATCCCCAGCTAAGGGTGCCCGCACATACAAGTTACAGGCTGCAGTGGGAACTACGACAGATCAAGCTCAAGCTTTTAACCTAATCATGCAAGTATATGAGGT